AGCAATACCAAAGGAGGAAGATGAATAATTTAATACCTTATAAAGTAGAATATCGAAAAAGATCAGACCGATGGCATTATCCTGATGCAACTAAAAGTACTAAAATAGCTAGAATTGTGATGCGTAAAGAAGAAATAGAAGGACATCATGGCTATTCATGGGTACATGGACAAGTAGAAAGAAAATTTTTTAAACAATACGAAGGTTTAGAAGATAATCAATACTCTAGTGATAGATATTTAATAACAAGAGTGAGGAAATGGAAATGACTAAAACTAAATTAGGAACACCTAAAAATTGGACTGCTAAAGGATGGGCAGAACACCTATTATGGCTATCATCATTCACAGATAACAAAGAGGTTAACTATGTACAGAGTAATAATAGAAGGAAAGTTCCGAGAAAATCCAATAAATCTCGCAAGAGCAGTCAAGCTACTGTATAACCAACAGTTTACTGGCTCGATAAGAAAAGAGAATATACTATGGTGGAAGAAATACTTTCTTAAAGTAATCCACCTACGTATTCTTTACCCAAAGATGGGATATATACAGATAGTTAAAGTGTATAGAGATAAAATACCATCAGTAAGGGTAGTGACAGTACCCACTAGCTCCGACAAGCGTGAGCTATTGGTTTTAAATAAAATATATGGAGGTGATAATGAAGCGTAAAAAAGCATTTAATAACTATGTTATAAATAAAAATATAGCTAAAGTATTAGTATTACATAGAGTTTGGAATGGCATAACACAAGCACAGTTATCTAGTAACTTGTCTGTATCTTTTCAACAAATTCAAAAATACGAAAGATGTATTAATAGAATACCAGCAGAAAGCTTAATAGCTATATGCAAAGTAAGAATATGGGACTTGCAACTATTTAGTTGTAATAACCCAGAAGTGATATTCGAAGAATGGTGCAAAGCTGTAGATAATACAGCAGTAGATAGCCCATACCCTAGGAGAGCAGGACAAATACAAAGATCTTGGGATAAGATAGATATAGTAGGAGAACAAAACTATTATAACGAACATAGTCCAAGATATAAAAATATAATCAACGAAATGAAGGGAGTTTGATGAATGGAATTTTTACTGTTATTCGATTTATTACTTTTACTGTTGGTGGTTTAGCCATTAGGAAAGGTTGGAATTGGCTCATCGAAGATGTCGATCCAATTCCTGGAAGTAAAGAGTTCGAGGAAGAATACATGAGAACATCAATTAAATATAATAGATTAACCAAAAAGAAGGAGCAACATGAGACGTATAGAAAAAGTAGGTGAAGTAATAGTAAGATCAATAACATTCCCATTAAGAATGGCGATAGGAATATGTAAGGCTATTGAAATCAATATGCCTGAAAAATTAGAAATGCCAATCGAAATAAAAAGGAAGGATAAAAATGCAGACGAAACTACCAGTTAAATCAAGAGTAGCAGATAAGTATAAGCCTATGCTTACTTATTATGCAGAACTTATAGGACTATGCCATGAGACTGTTGCAGAAACAGAATCATTAAGAATGCTAGACCCTATGGGTAAGAAAACTACAGCAACATCATTGTTTATTAGAGTTTGTCAAAGAATGGACAAATCAATAGACGCTAAAGAAGTTGCAGACAAGTTAGAAACTATAACTAAAACTAATGAACAAAGGAGCAAAGTAGCATAATGAGTAGTACTAGAACCCCTATAAGACAAGATGAGAAAGATTATATAGATAACTTCATTGATGTAAAGTATGACAGTAGAAAAGATACTTTAAAAACAGAAATGCAAGATACTATAGATCTTGAATCAGAAGGTAATTTTGATGCTTTTAAAGAAAAGTTAAAATTAACTAAACTACATCAAGAAGTTAAACAAAACTTTCAAGATCATGAAAAGTTTGCTAACGAAATGGATTCTACGTTACTCTTAAAAAAGGGTAAATTAGATAATTCAATCAATGACTTAGAAGTCAAGTTAGAAAACTGGAAGAAAGTTAGAAAATGGACTACAGAGATAGAAAGATCTCTAATAAAACATCCAGATGAGTTAGATAGATTGCTTAAAAAGCTATGTCATGAAGAAACTTCTCGTGACTTCTACTCTGGCCCAAGAGGTAAATCTTTACAAATGTTAGATATGTCTAAAGAATATTGTAGAAATTTACTTAATGCAGGTCAATCTTTATCTACAGTTTGGAATGTAATTGATAAAGAAATGTCTAAGGAAAAGATAAATACATCTACAATTCCTAAACAAGAGTTCTTAGCAATTACTAAATAATTAAATATGGTCAAAGCCCTACACATTTTGTGGGGCTTAGCCCTTTATAGAAAGGTATTTATGGTAGATGAAGCATTATATTATTTTGACAAAGACGTTGGCAAAAAAGTATACGAAATAGAATACGAAGTTACTTATGTAACTAAATGGCAAGTACTAGGCAAAGATAGAAACGAAGCATTTAATGTATGGTTAGAAAATCATAAATTAAATATGTCTACAGAAGATGGTAGAGATACTGTATGTTCTTATGCTAAAGATTATACCCAAATGGGTAATGTTAAAGAAATTGCAGAAATTAAATATAATAAGAAAGATGACGAGGTATATGCAGATGAATCTTAAAGAACAAGTAGCAGTACTAGATAAAGCAACTAACAAAGCTATCAAACAAGTCGATAAAGAACGCAAAGGTAAAAGGCGTAACTTTATAGAAGAATGGTTTAGATACGTAGAATTAGTAAGTAAACAATTAACTAAATGGATGAACTAATGAAAAAACAAAAAGTATTAACTTTAGCACCAAAAGCTGAACACAGTAGTGTTTATGTATTTCGTAATAAAAAATATAATACAAATTTATATATTGATGCATGGGGTGCTGATGAAGCATACCAAATATTTGACGAATGTGAATTTACTAACAGATCCGAATGGACAATTATGTTAGAATTAGAAAACCAACCATCATAGGAGAAATAATGACAGATAAAGTAGATGGATGGATATGGATCTATGACCATCAAACTTGTAGAGGTAGTAAAATAACTTTACAAAAATTTTTAAATAAAGTTAATCATTCCTTAAGAATAGAAGATATGGTTTATTTTGCTTTAAAAATAAAAAGAGACAAATATAAAAAGGAAAACAATGTATAAACTACACGTAATAAGAGGAGAAACAGTAGAAACTTTAGAATCTACTCATAAACCTACATTTGATGATATGTATAAACAAATAGGTTGCAGCATGATAGAAATGTCTAAAGCTTACTACCCTGAGTATTCTAATAGAAAAGATGGGTACGTAGATATATACTTTGATGAGGAATTTCTTATGCAAGAAGATGCTCAACCAAATATAGGAGCTACTGTTGCTTGGAAAGCATGGCAAGATAAGACAGGTCATATGGCATTGCCAGGATCTGTGTTACATGGTACAGTATGCGTAATACAAAAGGAGAAAGAAAATGACTAAAGAAAGCTTAACTGATTCATTGTTTGAACTTAATAGTTTAATAATTAATCTAAGAGAGAAACTACGTAAATCATTAAATGAAGTATTACAACTTCGTAAAGATTTAGATTTATCACGTGAAGAAAATCAATTAATAGAACTTAAATATCAAGCTTTAAAAGATATGGTTTCTAATAAACTAGATAAAAAAATAGATGCAGCTAGAGGTGCAATACAGGAGGTAGTTAATGACTCAAATAAGAAGTAATATTAAAGAAGTTATAGACGGAAACAAAGATAGAAACTATCAAATGAAAAAGCTACAAGGACGTATAGATGATACTAAAGAATCTATATCAGTACTAAGTAATGCTGTAAAATGTGGCTTTTTAGCCGAAGATCATTCCTTGATTTTAGAAGGATGGATAGTAGAATACCAACATAACGAAGATCAAATGCAAACACACTTAACGGAGATGTACGATCATGTCAAATGAAAGAGCTATGCGAATGCTACTTGCTGGAAAGCAATTAGAAATTGATAAACTAAAACGTATAATCAAAGAAAAGGAAGAAGATGATAATACCAGACAGCGAGACCTTGAGACTAGAAAAACGTCAAAGAGGACTACAAAGAGTAGCGACAGCGATTAATGATTTAACTATCTATGGAATATATAGTACAAATTTTCCAAAGTTAATTCAAGTATTAGAACACGCTAAAGATCATATTAAGTCTGAGATTCTAGCTACTAAAAAACGTATGGTAGAAAAATCAGAACTTGTAATAGAAGAAGTATATACGGATCCATTAAAAACTGAAGCTCAAATAGAAGCTGATAAAGTTAATGATATGTATACTGAAAAAGGAATTTAAGAATTCTGTACCTGAGTACTAGAGATATCAAATTAGTACAGATAGAGCCAGATGGGAGACTGTCTGGCTTGTAAATTTAACCTAATTATTCGGACTTGTAAACTTACAATAGTATTTCTAGTTTAAGATTCTGTAAGTGTACCAATACTAGATAATGGCCCAAGGAGGATTAGGTTAGATTTTAGTAAACTCTATAACTTCCAGAGTATAAAATTATGTTGTTGTTTGTGGTGAGCAAACGTTAACTCACTTAAATTTTAGTAATTTTTACAACCCAAGAAGTAGGAATGTTAGTACGATCACCAAAAGTGTATGTACCATCATCTTCAGGTATGTATGCTGCAAACAGTTTAACGTAATGTTTGTCTTTAGAAAACAACCAACCCTCGTTAACTGGAGTAGCTAGTTTCATATTAGTAAATTCTTTTTTATCTGCCCACCCTGAATCGCTTATACAGTCAAGCCACTCAACTCTATATTTGTCGTAAGGGAAGCTTTTAATGAAAGGTTTGTTTGCCATTTTGATTCCATATAAATGTTGAATTGTCATCTTCGTCTAAAGCATCTAGTATGTTGTCAGGCACAGTATGACCTTCTTCGTCAAATACTAATTGTAAATAAGTTTTATAAATAATAGCTAGAGCCATTGCGTCTGCAGCTCTCATAGACATAGAAGGATTTTCACGTTTAAGAAAATCACCAATAGCTTCTGGTTTGATATTATCTAAGAAATGTTCTGAGTAATTCTTCTTACCCTTTGGAAATTTTATTAATTTGCTCATACTTCTGGTAAGGATATCCTTGATAGTTATTTGGGTTGCAGCAAAAAGTCAATATTGTTTTGTATCTTAGGTACAAGATCATCATAAACAGTACGCCAAAGCATAGAATCGTCATAAAAAAAGTTCTTATTCTTCCACATATCATGGTAATGTTGATAGAATTTACCACAAATATCTACAGGATCTATATCTAATTTAATCCAAAAATCTTTTTCACTCATACCATTAGTATGTAATTGGTGATGATGCTTGTAACAAAGAGGTACAGTAAATTGATCTCCAACTTTCTGTGAGAAACCTCTAGGCATAGCAAAAGTAACGTGGTGAGCTTGAGACTGTGTGTTCTGGCAAAGAATACATGGATTAGATGATACCCACTTTAGGTACTCTTTGTCTTTGATTCTTTGTACCTTGTCCTCTGATAGTATTGTGCACTTTTTTGTAGCCATAATATACTGCTAAGTCTGATAGCCCTTCATGTACTTGGTTAGATGCTCTGCGTTCTGTTAAACTTAAATGATAAGCTATCTCAATGATACCAAAATTAAAATGACAAAACAACTTCATAATTGTAGATACTCTTTTACCAAGTTCGTCATCAACTTCTTTAACTGCTAAGGCAGCACCAAGAGAAGATGTTATAAAGTCTGTGTTAGAATTGTCAATTCGTTCTTTTAGAACATTGCCAGTTCCACCACCTTGAAGTTCGCACATAAGGCGATAACGAGATCCAGCTTCATATTCTTCAATAGATATAAGCTTACGATGATACATATACATTAAACGAGATTCTCTAATATTTAACCATACTTTACGTTTATCTAATATAGTTGAAATGAGCTCTGGTTTTTCAATGTGACGCATAAGATATTTTATAATGAATTAATGCTTTATCAACGAAAGATCTAAATTTTTCGTTATTATTATATAATTTATTTAATCTATACACTCTGTTTTTATTACAATCATGGAGACGAGCAATAGTGCTCTTACACCCGTACACCTGTGTAGGGTGCAAAAGCCAAGACATTAAAATACTTAGATTATATATCTTATATTCTTTAGTATTCTTAACTGTTTTTTTACCTTTTAATGTATCAAGTGATACACTATAAGACATACTACAATAACGTTGAACATTAATAACCATAGGAAAATAAATATGAAAATTGAATATAGACATAGTGCTTCAAGAACTAATAGTTTTATTGATTCTCCACCTTACTGGATAATTAATAATTTATATGACTTTAAGTCTGAAGCAAACGCACGTATGAAAATGGGTAGTGTTGCAGAACAATCTGCTGAACATGCTTTAAAAAATAAAATCACTGATGAAGAAGTTATCATAGATTATGCAAAATCCAAATATATAGAACTAAAAGGTGATGCGTCTGATGACGAATGTCTTTGGTCTGGTATAATTGCAAATCAATTTGTAAAAGAACTTCCTCAATTTGGAGAAGTTATTTCTTATCAAAGAGAAATTACAATTCCTGGTGATAAATATGGTTTAAAGTATGATGTAAAAGGTGTTACTGACTTTGAGTTTGAAGATGTAATCATAGATACTAAAGCTACTGCTTACATTAAAAGACTTAAATCTGGTGCTGTAGATAGCAGATGGTACCCAAAAGATGCTGATTTGCGTCAACAAGCCCTGTACAAAGACCTTTTTAATAAACCGACAGCTCTACTGTATTGTTCTTACAAAGACGTTCACAGCGTAGATATGGAAGGCAGAGAGGGACATTTAGAGACAATCATACAAGCTATGCAAACAATAGAACATTGTATAGAAATAGCCAAAACTAAAGAAGATGTTGTTAAGATGTTTCCATTAACTATGGATAACTTCAGATGGAAAGGATCGCCAGATGCTGTAGAATATGCAAAAATGATTTGGCAAGAAGCCTTTAAATAGGTTATAAGAATGAATGCAGAAATTTGGAAAAATAATAAAACAAATAAATAGGAGAACGAACATGGAACACGAAACATTTGAATGCACTTTTAAAAAAGCATTCGAGAAAGATGATGGTCAAGTTACTGTCTACATTAATAAAGATGATGGATCAGATATGACTGTCTATGGAGAAGCATTAGGTTCACAAAGATGGCCTGCTGGAGCCAGATTAAAAATTGATGCTCAACCAGTTCGAACAAGTAAGACTGGCAAACAATATCAAACTGCTTCTAGAATAGAATGTTTAAGTGAGGTAGCAGATAATTCAGGATCAACTCCTGTTAATGCTACTTACTCTGCTAATACTAAACATGCAGCTGTAAAACCATTAGATCAATTTTCTGAAAAGTATAGATTGACTATGAGTAATCTTATAGCTTCGTATATGTCAGGTGGCAAAGTACCAACTGATTCAGAGTTTCAACAAATAGATAACTTAGTCAGAAAAGTATTAGATGCTAAAGCTGAAAGCGTTGATGAAATACTTAAAGACGATGTACCATTTTAACAATTTCTTATCTCCCTCGAGTTAGAAAACTAGGCATTACTACATTTTTCAAATCAGTTGTTATTGTAGTAGTGCCTTTTTAATTAAGGAGCTTATGATAGAATTACTTATGTTATTAATAATACCACAAGAAATAGATCCTGTTAGACTTGGTATTAAATATACTCTTAAAGAAAAATTTATAGATTATAAATCTTGTGATGAATATCTTGTTAATAATTCTTATGAAAAAGAAGATGGAATTTATTATAAAATAGATGACAAAGAATACAAAATTATGTTAACATATTGCAAACCAGTAAAGGAGAAAAATGATAACTGAAAAACGATTAGAAGATGCACTAACATTTCTTTCAGACACAGATGAAAGTAACGCTGAATCAAATGCTAATGTAAAATATTTAGATAGATTATTAAAAAGAAAGAAAGCATTACACATCACAGGTAATTTAGGAGATAAAAGTATATCTGCTAAAGAACAATCTTTTTATGCTTCTGATACTTACAACAATGCTGTTAAAGAATTATTTGATGCAGAAGTTAAAGCATCTACTTTGGAAAACAAACGTGATAAAGAAGGTTTAATTATAGATTTATTTAGAACTTTAGAAGCAAGTAGACGTAAAAACAATATATGATTTATAAGTTTAAGAAATGGGTTATTCTTCCTGCGTATGCTGAAGTTGTTATTAAAGCAGACACAGATGAAGAAGCCTTAAAAATAATTAATAATTTAGATGGTAATAGTTTGACTTGGCAAGAAGCCGAGACTGTAGAACAACGTACTACTTACGAAGTTATTGATGAACGATCATCAGATTAAATTGTTTAGAGCTATTATAAACCAAGCCATACATGATGCTATGTATGATGGTGTATATAAATATCACATTATAGATAAGCGTGAAGCTATTGATTGGCTTACCAGTAACTCTATAGATTTTAAAACTATATGTTCTTATGCTGAAATTGATTCTTCTCAAGCTACTCGTAAATTTACTGAAGCTATGAAATTAGATTTGTATGCTATACGAAAAGATCAACACAAAGTATTAGATAAACCACGTAAAAAATATCAAAAACATTCAGGAAAATTTAGGTTAACATTCAATGAGTAAAACTTACAATAAACAAATAGGTGGTAATCACTATAAAAAATACAAAATTCAACCAAGTAAATTTGTAGTAGAAAACAAACTATTATTTCCAGAAGGTTGTGCAATTAAATACATCATAAGGCACCAGGACAAAGGTGGTAAAGATGATTTACTTAAAGCAATACACTTTATAGAAATGATTATAGAAAGAGATTATTGAGATAATGGATTTGACGATGCTATTTTTAGTTCTTGTAATTGTACTTTCAACAATTCTATTTCTTTTGCAATAATTTTAACACCTGTATTATCATGAGAATGACTTTGATTATTTTCTAATACTTTAATTTTTTCTTCAAGTACAGCTACTATAGATAAATCAACTGTTTTAGATGCGTTAGTTAATACATCTATCTTAGTCATAACCTCACCATACTTTATAAATCCTGCACCTATACTTCCTATAAGCCCAATTATAACTACAATGTTTGTTAGGTTATTCTTAATATTCTTAACCATTCTTTAACTCCTTAAGTTCTATTAATATTCTTTGTTTGTTTATGTTTAGTTCTTGTAATGTTCT